TATATTTTCTAATCCATTGTTTACCTACCTCATTTATTTTTATATACGGAATAAAATCATATCTAATATTTGAATAATCAGCAACAACACCATCTTGTACTATTGATGAATTATTTTCAAAAGTATCTCTTTCAAAATATTCATAGTATATTCTAGCACGAGTTCCATCGTTTGGTACTGGAAATATTTCTAATTTATTATTTACAATATTAAAACTAAATGCTGATTTACGAATGTGGTCGTTAAATTCAATTTGTTGCATTCTTAACACATCTTCATATAAAGGCATCATTAAGAATTGTGCTGCAGGTGAGAAATTACCAAATCCCAACTCACTCATTAAATTTAGTGTACCTTGTGCACCTACCGAATATGGGTCAAAGAAACGAGCTATTGCGGGTGTTGCTTCATAAAATACCTTGACAACATCTCTTTGTACGGATGAACTTAATGATTGTGATGTAGCTGCGTCATATGATAGAGTTGTTAAATCATATTTTTGTACACCCGGAGTTATGTCTATGTAAGCTTTTTTAATATCTACATTTCCACCTACTCCTGATAATGTTCCGTATGATTGTGCCATTCTAAAAATTGTTGGAACCGAAGAACCATCTACTAATTTTTGAGAATAGTTTGAACCAGTTGATGCTCCTTTTAAAATATCTAAATTATTTCTAATGTTAAATTGATTTACTTGTGCACCATATTCCGAAGTTGCTTCTTCAAAACATGCAAAAAAGGAACCCGATGTTAATTCCACATCTATAATTGGGTAACCTAATCTTTTAGCACACCAATCGGCAGTTTTAGGAGCATCAGTTTGGAATGATGTATCCGTATCGTATATTCCAAAGGGTGTTGAGCCTGTTACAAATGAAGAACTTCCAGGCCATTTTAAGTTTAAAGACATATTAAAAAAGTTATAGTTTTACTACTATAAATATGAATTATATAAATAAAAAAAGGGGAAAGTATTTCTACTCTCCCCTTTTCTTTTTATTGTAAGTTTATTACTTATCTAATCTACTCAAAGATTAAAGTGTTTCCATACCGTCAATCACAATCTTACCGTAAAATTCTGGTCTTACGATTTTCTTAGCGTATCTAGTCATAACACCTCTTCTTGGAGTGAAGTTAGTTGGGTCATAAACTAATGGAGTCATAATCAATGGAACGTAAGGTGCGTAAACTGCTCCTGTTTCGAAGAAGTTAGAACCTTTGAAGCCCATTAAGATAACGTTCTCAGTCATATAAGGGTTTTTGTAAACATCATATCTGTTAGAGATAGAACCAATGTTACTTACACCTGCAGAGAAAGTCAATGCGTCTTTACCTGGGTTAGCAGAGAATCCGTTCATAGATTCTAAGATAGTTGCAACGTTTGGAGATACTACTACGAAGTTAGCACCACCTCTCATTGTTAACTGATGAATCTTGTTAGATACTTTTTGTAATTTGATACCCAAAGTTTGGAACCAAGTATTCTTTTGGTATGCACTTGCAGCCGCTGCGTTAGAATCAATTGCGAAAGTACCATTACCTGCGTTATAATCATATCCAACTCTTGCAGACCAATACTCAGTTGTGAAAGCATTTTGTTGTAACATTTCTAAGATTTCTAAGTCGATTTCTAAAGAGATGTATTCAGACAACATTTGAGTTAACTCAGCTTCAGCGTCTACACTATGGTAAGCGTTTAAATCTTGAGCTAATTCAGGAGTCCAAATTGCTTTTAATTTTCTTGTCTTAGCAACGATTGGTTCAGATTTCAATTCTAATTCGATTTCAGGAATTGGTAAAGCAGAACCATCTCTATCTTCGAAGTCACCTCTTGAGATATCAGTTGGTTGTAAATGATATTGTAATTCACCACCTACTGCAGTTGCACCTGCGTAAGTACCAGCTGCAGCAACTTCTGCTACAAATACTACATCAGAACCATTTTTTACAGTAAATTGAGGATACAATGTAAATCCAGAACCAGTTTGTGCAAAGTCAAATGCTCTTACTGCGTTGAAATCAGCGTCAGTAGGTAATGCTACAGTTAATTTTTTCATTTTACCTGCTGCATAAGATGCAGAAATAGTAGAATTAGATAAATCAAATGAGATATCTGCTAAAGATGCAGTTGCAAGATTTGCTGATAAATTAGCTGCTGTATCGTTGATTGTGTATCCGAAACGACCTGCTCCGTATAAACCACCTTCAGTAGCTTGAGTAGAACCTAATTTGTTAGTTCCAGTATATAAAGAATCTTTACCGAAAGTACCACCATTACCAAATAAAGAAGAACCAGATGCTGGTCTACCTACTGTTGTGTTAGTACCATATTTAAAGTCCATGTAGAAGATAAGACCTGAAGGTAAGTTCATTGGTTGAACCGAAACGAATTCTTTAGCTGCGATAGAACCGAAGATTCTTCTTACTAAAGGTAACGCAACACCAGCCCACTCTTCAGAACCAGAAGATGTACCTGTTCTTGTAGCCTCATCTAATAATTGTTTAGCTTGGTTTTCTAACATTACTGCCATACCATGCTTTGTTGTTTCAGAACCTACTCCTTCAAGTAGACCTGTTTTTTCCCATTTGCTTTTCAAACCTCTAGTTTGTTCAAGCATTACGCTTTGTGGATTAGCGCCTGTCATTAATTTTTTAATGTCCATTGTTTGTTTTTTAATATTTTTATTTAATAATACCTGCTAATTTCTTAAATCTGTCAGAGAAATTTGTATTCTCAGCAATTACTTGCTTAGATTGTGCTGGCTTAGTAGATTTTGTTACTTTGCTTGCAATTCCCTCAGAAATAGATTTTTTAGTAGATTTGTTTGTAGAGAATTTGAAGTTTTCTGCTAATGTAGAATACACCAATTTAACTTCTCTAACTGAATTTGTTCTATCCAAAGTTTCAATCACTTTAACTTTTTGTTCGTTAGTCATGTTGTGAGCTCTGAATAATTTGTTTGCGAATAATAACTTAGCGTTTAATAAGTTAACTTCGTTGATTGTTTTTTGTAAAGACTTGATAGTTTTGTAAGCTTCTTGTAAGTCTGCTTTCATTTCTTTCTCATCTTCTTCTTTTTCTTCATCAACTTTCTCTTTGTCATCTTTCATGTCAGCTTCCATTTCACGTAAGATTTCTTCCAAATCAACAACATCTTTGTCATCTTCTTTGTCATCTTCTTCCGCTTCATTGGTTACAACAACTTTTGGTGTTTCACCTTTGTCAGTACCAGCTTCAGAACCATCAGCAAGATTTTCATACATGCTATCTTCTTCGTCAGAACCTTCTTCGTTGTCATCACCATTAATTGATGCTTCTAATTCACGAATGATTGCTTCTAAGTCCATATCATCTTCTGACTCTTCGTCATCAGAACCCATGTCCATTGAATCGTCACCCATTTGAGAATCCATGCCCATGTCATCCATGCCCATTTCATCTTCACCTTCTGCTTTTGCAAATGGATTTTCTTCAGTTTCTTCTCCGTTCTCACCTTCTAATTCTGCAAGTCTAGCTTTCAATTCTGCAATTTCTGCATCTTTGTCATCACCAGCCATAGCATCATCTTGTTGTGCAAATGGATTTTCTTCTTCAGAAATGTCTGCTACTTTCTTATAGTCAGTACCAGCTTGTTCAGGTTTACCACTATCTTTCTTTACACCAACTGATAAATCAGTAATTGCATCGTAAGATGGGGTTGCACCTGGAGTCTCAGCGTATCCTGCGTCTACTTTAGACCCGATACCATCTGATTTTAATTCTTCGTCAACTTTTTCAGCTTCATCATCCTGTGCTTCAGCTTCTGCTCTCATCTTTTGAGATAAGATAGATTGAAGTCTAGGAGTAAAAGCTTCTTCAAGCGCGATTTTAGCGTTTGCTAAAGCAGTTTCTTTTACAGCTTTGGCATCAGCGATTGCTTCTTTCAATAATTTTGAATTTGCCATCTTGTTTTTTCCTTAAATTTGTTTGTGAAGTTATTCTTGTAGGGAACTCCAATGTAATTATGTTGATTGTTCGGTCACACCTTATGAGAAGGGTATTCATTAATCAACTCTGTCTTGTAATCTTATAATAAAAAATAAGATATTTGATAATATATATGTAAATTTTTTAGAAAACTAAAGAAAACTACTAAAATAGTTTATTTTTTCTTATAGTTTCTTCTCTTTGTAACCTCTTTCTTTTAGAAGGTTTAATAAAGTTCTTCCTTTCTCTAAGTTCTTCTATTTGTTTTATGGACTGAATTCTCTTTTTGTAATCTTTTATTGCCCACTCTATATTTCCGCCCCTAACACTTACTACTAACATTCTTCTATTGTAAATTTGTCAACTTGTATTTTGTTGAGTATAGTAAAGTTACAATCGTATCTATATCGTTTTGTAACCAACTCATTTGTAATTTTTCGTCTTTTCTTAATTTTGCAACTACTGCAATCAATTTATCAAAATATGCAATTACATTTTTGATATCATTATTTGTATCTAAACCACTTACCGGTTGCAATTTAATCAACCCGTATTGTCCTTGATATGCTTCAACTAATCCATCTACTAAACCTGCAACATTAAGATAGTATAATTGTAGTGCAGAATGTGCAGAAAATGCACCAACACCTTTAACTCCTAAATGGAATGAATGTGCTTGTGTTCTACTGTGTAATAATAATGAAGCTAATTGTTCCATTATTTCTTTTTGTTTTCTCTAATTCCCAATCTCTGTTTCATCACTTCTTCCGATAAATCTGCTATTTCAAAGTATCTACCTAATACATGTCCCATATCTTCGTAAAGTGCTTCTAATCTTTGTTGTTGAGATTGAGCTTCTACTGCTTCTTTTTCGAATCCGGTTTGTAATTTCTTTAACTCACTCATATTTCTTTTAATAGTAACTCTATCAAACCAATCACCACCTTCTCTTAAAGTATATTCTTGTGCAGCATCTGCAATTCCACCCAATGTTTCTGCTATTTGCATAATATCGGATTTTCTACTCATTCCTTCTCTATGCTGATTATATGTTGAAATGATTTCTAAGAAATGCTTTTTCAATTCGGTTGGAAGTTGTTGAAACTCTTCGGTTTCTTTTAATATATCTTTTAACTTTATCATATACTATTTCTTTAAAATATCGTTTTTCTTAATTTTACTAATTGCTTGCATCAATTGTTGTTTATCCATTCCCAATGAGTCAATTATTTTTGCTATTACTAATTGTTCTTTTTTTCTTGGTAAATTATAACTTTTAATAATATTAATAGTTCTATCCAAAAATTTTTCCATCTGTGCAGGTAAATTTGTATCCATATCTTCTATGGACTCCTTTCTCAATTCTCTACCAGGTATTAAGTTTATTAACTTTGCCATTTTATTATTAATTAAGTTCTATTATAATTTCTCTCATTAAATCTTGTGAACGACACCACTTACCACATTCTTCTGCTATCTTTGCCCATTGTTTTGACTCCTGTAAGGGTGCCATAAATGCTCCATGTGTTGATGGGTTAGATACAAAGTCCCAACCTACTAATTCAAAATCTTCTGCTACCATTACAGTACCATCTCTTAATTCTTTAACTGAACCCAATCCTCTAGATGAAATACCTAAACGAATATTGTTCTTTAATAATTCTTTTAAGATATTTCCTGATGGTGTTGAAAGTATTTCTACTACTCCACATACATCATCACCTTCCCAATAGATTTCTCTAATGTTATGTGATACATTCTTTAAATTGATAACCGGAGACTCAGGATGGTCTAATTCACCCAAAGCTCTTCTTTCTTTAATAAGTTGTTGATACTTTTGACACTCTCTTTCTAAAATTTCTTTAGGATATCTTCTATTATTTTGATTAGGTGCACCTGCTCTTTGCAAAATGCCCTTAACTAAATAAGTTCCATTTTCTTCTTGTTGAAGTTTTGCTTCGAACAAATGTGTTTCTATTAATAATCCTTTATTCATGTTATTTTATATCCTTTTTAACTTTTTCTATTGCTTTATCAGTAATTGATTTATCTGACCAAGATTTGAAAAATATAGTTTTTAATTGGTTTTCTATTTCTGTTTTATCCAATTCACCATTTGCATCATCAATCACTTTTATTATTTGTGTTTGTGCATATGGTAATTTAACTATTTTATCAGCCGTTGAACTATCAATTCCCTTTTTTTGGTCAATCAATTTGGTTACATCATTTATAAAACTTTTGTTATTTGATAATGTATCCAATATGTTTGTTACCGGTTTTTTATAATCTGGTTTAGCAGTAAAGTATTTCATTCCTTTATCAACCAAATCCCACATATAATAAAAAACAATCTTACCAATAATAAATGCACCCAATGTGACCATTATATCAACGGCCAAAGATTCATTTACTTTTTTTTTTGAATAACTTCGTTCTTATTTCTTAACGTAGCTAAATCACTTCCTTCAATTTCACCATCACCATCAACATCAATTTTCTTTTGACCTGCAGATAATTCAGCTTCGTTGTATCCTGTTAATTTACCTTCTGATTTTGCTTTGCTAGCTTTATCTACTGCAGTAAAAAATTTAACTTTTTCTGCATCTGTCATATCAGGAATAGATTTACCCGTTCTATCCAACATATGTTTGAATAATTGTTGGTAATCACTTTCTTCTTTTACTACCTGACGGATAAGTTCTTTTAATTCTGTATGTTTCATTATTCTGATATTTGTCTAATTTTTTGGTCTAGTTTTAATAATCTCTCTTGTATACTATAAATATGACTATTTGTCCTTTTCCAGTAAGATTTATTATCTACACCACTTTCGTTCTTAATCTTACCATACCAATTAAGAAATCTTTCCATTTCTTTTAATTGTTTATTGATATTAGATATACCTCTACCAATTTTAGCCTGTGCAGTTGATTCATCTTGTTTCAATGCCAACCATCTATTTTCATTAACTGGTGTGTATCCTGTAAGGTCTGCTTGTCTTTTTGCTTTTTTCTTTTCACCACCTTTACCACTAAATGCAAAAGGTGTATTATATCCCTCCACACCACCGGTAGTGTTCATTTCGTCAATCATTCTTTCTCTAACTATTTTACGAACGATTTCTCTAATCTTACTTAATTGTTGCTCTTTGGGTGTTGTTGGCATTTTTTTTAAATTTATTATGCTAATAAATATGCTGTTCCAGATGTTACCGTAATGCTTCTAACATAACAAGGAATTGGTTCACCCTGTGCTAATGATTCTAATTTCAATGTAGAACGTGTACTAACCGGTGTTGAACCCGATGGAGTTACAAATCCTTCCAATGTTACTGAACCCGAACAAACTGCCGAACCTCTCATTACACCCCATGCACTTTCTAAAGAACCAGATGTACCAGCTCCTGCTGCTACAAATTCTTTTGCGTTAAATATTCTATAATTTACCATTTTTTATTTTTTAATTGATTCTTTTAATTCTTTTAATAATTCATATGTCATCATCATTGCTGATAAATGTTGTTCTTTAATCTTTTTAACAGATTTAATTTTTCTAACATTTGCAATTGTTTCTGCTAATTTGATTTTTGTAACTTTGTCAGAAATTTTAGAACCAACTTCTTTCAACCCTTCTACTAATTTGGTTATCTCATTTGAAACGTATTCACTTAATTTACCAGTATTATTGATATTATTAATATATTCTCTTAATAAACCTTTTTGGTCATTTGTAAGATTACTATATTTGTTATTAAATGATTCAACCAATAGTTTATAAGAAACTGCTCTTAAATCATCATCTTGTTTTCTGTATTCTTCTAAAACTGCATCTTTAAGTTTTACATCTTTATTTTGAATAGAAGAATTTATAATATTTTCTGCAATTGTAAATCTTGCTGATACTATGTCGGTTGGTTCGTATTGTGTATCGGTTACAACTGTTTCAAATATTTTATAAATAGATGCTAGTGTTTTATAATTGGAAATTGGAGATTTAATAAACTCATCTAAATCATAAGTTTCTTTAATTTCTTTTATAAGATTGTATTTTTCCTTTGTAAGTTTTTTCTCGTCTATTTTTTTACGAGCTTCCAATATTGTATTGATGAATTGTTCAGCCTTTGATTCTGAATTATATTTTTCATTAATAAGATATTGATATAATTTCAATTCTTTTGATAATTCTTGTTTAGAATTAAAGTGTTCTTTTAAAAGCTTTTCGGCCACCGACTTACTAGATGACATAACCTCTGAGGTAATTTGTCTCACTAATAATTCAAATAAGAATCCCGTATTTTTAAACTTTGAATGTTTTATTTTTTTCATTAAATTATACAATTATTCTGATATAAATATATTTTATTATTGGTTTATTACTATTTTGTGTTATCTTCTGTTAAAATAGTCTTTTTATTTCCGTCCATATCTTTAAATATCTCTAAATATGAATCTCTTGCTTTAAATTTTACAGACCCTTCTTTTTGTTTAAGAGTTTTAATACCCAATGGGTCTCTACCTTGTGGGTGGTCATCTTTACCATATCTAACAGGGTCTTTTGGACGGCCGATATTTTCATCTTCTTCTAATTCCGATTTAAGTCTATTCAATTCTTCTTCTACATTAGTTGGTTCATCGGTACCTGTTTCTTTTGCGGGGTCTACACCTTGTGTTTCAATTGAGGTTAAACGGAATGTTTGTTTTGTATCATCTAATACTTGTAATGTCATTGTATCTTGTTCATCTTTTGCAAGTTTCATTACTGCTTCATACATCCACTCTTTAGAGAACATTTTAGTTTGTTGCATTGATTGAATTAATGCCACTTTAGAAGTATATAATTCAACTTGTTCTTGTTCGTATATTTTTGATGGTATTGTAAGTTCTAATGTAAAGTCAGTTAATCTATCATCCGTAATACCTTGTGCGTATAAGTGAATAATTGCTATTTTAGTCAATTCTGAAATTAATACTCTTTGTACTCTTTCAATTGTTTTTGCAAATCTAACATCTTGTGCTGCAAGAGTTGCTTTACCATTCACATCTTCCTCATATCCTAAGAATGCTTTTGGAATTTTCAATGCTGCCATTAACTTGCCTTTTAAGTAGTTAATATCATCAATCATATTGTACTCCAAACCTTTTAGGGTATCAATTGAAGTACCATTATCATTACCTCTTACCGGCATATAATAATCTTCAATAAGGTTCTGCATATTATATTTCAAATTATAATCACCAGTTCTTTCGTCTACAAATGGAACTTTTTTAGAACTATTGATAATTTTTTGCATGTAATTATCCACTTCGTTTGGTGGAATATTACCTACGTCAATTTTGAATATTCTTTTTTCAGGAGCTCTCATTACTCTATGAATTAACATAGCATCTTCCATTAACATCAATTGTTTCCAAACTCTTCTTGCACCTTCAATCATTGATTTTCCGTAAGGTAAAAAGTTTGAATCAGAATTTAATCTAAAGTGAGCTATTTCATAGTTTTCAAATTCTTTCTTTGGAGTTTGACCATAACCACCTGATGGGTTTTGATATGGTGCGTATACAAATTTAACTCTTTGAGGATTTTCTGGGTCAAAGTTTTCTACTCTACTAACTTCATATGTTGATAATGCCATTACATTTACAATGCCCAATTTATCTGCTATTTCTAATTGTAGGAAAAAATCACCATATTTAACTAAGTTTCTAGTCCATGGCCATAAGTTAAATTCTACATTAAGAATATCATAGAATAAATTTTCTAATAATTGTTTTATTTGGTCATCTTCATGATGAATTTTTAAAACATTACCCATTTCATTTCTAGCGGTTGTTTCATCTGAATATACATCCAATGCTGATGATAAGATTGGGTCTGAGTCCATTGAGTCATAATCTCTAAACAAGTCAATTCTAACTTGCTGATATGCCATTGATGATGCCGTTTGTCCTGTACCATAGTTTGTCACTTTCATTTTCATAAAGCGGTCAACCAAGTTTGTGGTCATATTCTGCCACTCATCGGTATCAACAACTTTTACACCATCTTGTGTTTTACGAACAATTGTGTTTGTTGAAAATAATTTTTGTAACCTACTAAATATTGTTTTGTCTGCCATTTTTATATAATTCTATTTTTCTAAATATACGGAAAATATTTGGTATTACCAAATATTACCATTTCCTACAACTCCAATAGTTTGCTTTATGTCTTGGTCCCGGACTATCACAATTCATTCTTGCTCTAAATGATTTTCTAGCTGCAGGGTTTGATTTTCTAATTTTCATTCCTTTTTGTCCGAAGTTTACCTTAACAACATTTCCTGCAGGATTTTTTACATATACTTTGAATTTCTTAATATCACCCTGCATTGGTTTTCCCAATTTAACATCTCTACCCTGATATTCTGCTTCGTAAACACAACCACAATTTGCTTCTGATAATTGTTTACTATAATTTCTCATAAAAGAAATAAAATCTTCCATATCCTCATCTTCTACATCGTATTCTTCAGGTTCCACTAAACCATAATTCACATCATCATCACTATTGATATCTTCACTTATAGGAACACAATTTGGAACCATTTTACCATTTTTCATTTTGCCACCAACTTGTTTATATCCTTCCCAACAAGCTTCGTTTACTACACCCTCTCCAAACATACCTACAAAATCACCTTGATATTTATTACCAGGTCTACCCGACATTGCGGTTGCGAAATCTTTTCTAACTTTTTCTTTTCCTTTAGCTATAAAATTAAAAAGGTTTTTAGCATTCAAATTAAAATCATCTATAAATTTTTGTACTATACTATCACGTGTACCCGTCAATCTAGCAATTTCTTTTGCTTCTCTACCCGTTACTTCACTTACTACATTTTCACTACAAGTTTTCCACCCACCACCTTTAGATTTATAGTTTTTTGCTGCCCATCCGTTTGCGTATGCAGATGGATATACATCAAATTTAGATTTTGCTGCTGCTTTAGACGCTGCCCATTTACCTGCATCGGTTGGGCAATTTTTTTCTAAAAATAAATTTAGTCTTTCTTCTATATTCATAGTTTCATTTTTTGGTTTAGTTGAAACGTATATTGGTTTCTTACCTTGTCCATCACTATCTTTACCGCCTCTTCCTGCATCATTTTGTGCAGCT